CCAGCAGGGTAACTGTCAGATCGCTCAACAGATTGCTTCATGCTGCTGCGAAAACCGTCTGGCGATCTGTCAGCAAACGAACACATTGCAAAATGCCATTAACGGTGTTGCGACTGGTCAGGAAAGAGGCTTTGCTTCCGTTGCATACGAGACTCAAAGACAGACCTGTGACCTGCAAAACTCCATCAAGGATAGCACCCAGCAGATTCTTGCCGGCCAGCGTGCGGCTGAAATGCGTGAAATGCAGAACAAGATTGATAAACTTCGTGAGGAGAATAGCACATTTAAGAGTTCTGCTATGACCTCTCAGATTGTCGGACAGGCAACGGCTCCTCTTGGTGCAGCTTTAAATGATTTGAGTACTCGTCTTGCAAAAATCGAATGTAATCAGCCGGAAGTAGCGAAGGTGCCTTATAGTCCGGTTGTAGGGATTCCTTCTTGCGTTGCAGCTCAGTATGGTCTTTACAATGGTATTGGGGCATGGGGCAATTTTAATGGTTGGGGATAAAAGGAAGGAGGCATTATATGGCATTCATTAGTCCTTTTATCATGGCAAATAAGAATGGTATTCCCAGATTGGAAAGTACAGGTGTTACCGTAGGTACTACCAACGTACGTTTCTCTTTCCGGAATCATCCGTTCCTTTCTGCTCCATTTAGCGGATTGATTCTGTTCCGTTTGGCACAGCCGATCCCTTCCGGTACTACCGGTACATTGCCGGTAGTGTTTGATACCAACGGTGCTACTCAAGCACTGACTACGATCGCCGGCGCAGATGTTACTGCTTCGGATATTACCGGTACCGGAATTTATCTGTGCTACTACGAATCAGGTAGCAACACATTGCAAATTCTTACCGGAGTAGTTTAAAATAATGGGCGGGAGTAATCCCGCTCTTTAAAGAGTTAATAAATTATGCCTTTTCAGAATCTAAGAGTAAACAGCGAGTTTTTTATCCTACACAAGGATAACACTCCATACATAGAAGTTGGCTCCGTCTCCGGAGTTTCTACACCGGTTGCTGAGTTTATGCAGCAGCCTCTCCCTTATGGACAGCCTCCTAGAATGGTGGTTGATGTGACCATCAAGGTTGGTGAGCAAACTGTTACATTTCAGAAAATACCTGCAATGTCTGACATTGCTGATGCAAACTTTCCCGGAGGTGGGAATATGGTAATATCCGGCTCAAGGGAATCGATGAATGCAGAAGTTGCCGCCATGCGCAACCGCTCCTCGGAGATATTGGGCAGTGTCGATCATCATCGTTCCGTCATGGAGTCATGCGACAAGATGCTTCAGGTACTTAATCCGGAATTTGCAGAACGCCAGCGTCAGGAAGCGGAAAATAAAGCGCTTCGGCAAGAACTTAGCGAATTGAAGGCTATGATGGCTGATTTCTTCAAGTCTTCTGAAAAGGCATCTGGTAGTAACAATTCTAAAAAACAATAGTATGATGATGATTGAGATTTCCGAGAGCAAGGTCGAGAAAATGTCCGACTACGCTGAAAAGATGCTTAAATACGGTGGTAAGCTGATGCAATGCATCGAAGAATTATCCGGTGGTGAAAGCATGGGAAGACGTGAACGTTATTATGACGATGACGACGACCGCTATGACGAGATGGGCGAACGTGGTGATTATGGTGGCGGTTCCGGTCGTGGCGGCTATGGCGAAAGACGCGGTGTACGTGGTACAGGACGCTATTCCCGTTATCGTTAATGTTTAATTAGGGGGTGGATCATTTCTGCTCCCTATAACTTTATTTAATCATGAGGAGAGAACCTTTGGATATAAGAGATAGAAGACCGGAAGAAATGGAAGCTTACTTGTCTAACTTCGGTTGGCATTTCAATAAGAAAATGTGCGAGTTTGCAGTGTCGCTCATGAAAAAGCTTAATCCTTCTACCGGTAAAAAAGAGCGGATTGAACCGATATCGAAAGAAAAAGTAGATGAGTTGCTTACCCGCTATGGCATAAAGCTTGAAAATAATGCGCTATATGATTATGTGTATGTAGCCAACATGGGTAAGGCGGATTATCTGAAGTCATCTATTCCCGATGAAGCGCATTTGGCTCTTTATATAAAGGATACAATTGATGATCCTGATGCTCCCGACGGAACAACGATGAGAAGATGGTATGCGACAATGATTGCTGCCGGAGAACCTATTGAGTGGGACGAAATGCTTTGATGAATGATACGACAACGGTTTGCATTACCCAAGTATGGATGGAACTGCATGGTATATTATGCAGTAGATACATATTATACAGAGGAAATACTCGATAATATGCATTCCATCGGCTGCGACGGTGATATGCTTCGTACTGCGTATGAGAATATTAGCTCCGGCAATTTGAATACCGGAGTTACTTACTCCAACTTCGGCACCCGGGAAACAGTAATGGTCATTGCCCTTACTTCGTCCCCAAAGGAATTTGCCAAGTCCTGGCGGCATGAATGTGGGCACATGGCTACTCATATTTGCCAGGCATTCGGTATAGACCCTTACGGGGAGGAAATTCAGTATATCGGAGATGATATCATCGAAAAGACATGGGAATACGCGAAGTCATTACTATGTGAGTGTGACTGCTGTAAAAACAAGGTCAAACATTTAATACGCTAATCCATGAAGAATAAAGAAATTAAGAAAGCATTAAAGAGTGATACTCCTATTAATAGTATGTATGCTCTTATTCCAGGCAATAGGATGCAGGCTTTCAAAAAGTTTGCCTCCCGATTTGGATTTACTGAAGAACGAATAAAAACAGTGCTCGAAAATGAGAAACGATAAGCTGGACATATTGCTTGAACAGGCCGACGACCGGTATCACTCGGATTTCTGCCGGCTCCTGCTTGTGATGCTATGGAACGCCTAGAAAGGTGGTTGTATTGGCTGATTCCCTTTGTGATTATTGCAAGGGTTGTATCTCTGTGTTTGTCCCTGGTTATGTAACCGGGGATTTTTTATATCCAAATGTTAAAGTTTGATATAATCGAAACTTTTTAGTCTTAAAAGTTTGGTATTACAAAAACTATTCGTATCTTTGTAACATCAAAATAAGAAACAAAGTATTAACAACTAAAAAATAAAGATTATGATAACTGTTAAAGCTACAAGAAACACTTACGATTCAAAAAACGATTTAAGAGATTGCGGTTTTATTTGGAACAAAGAAGATAAAGTTTGGGAAAAGGAATTTGACTCAATGGAATCCTACAATGAATTCATGGATCATTTTATGAATGTTACCTATTGGGGTTGTAAGATTGTTAATAGATATCACAGCAAAGTCGTATTTGAAATCATCGAAGAGGAAGTTGTTGAGGAAAACGAAGAAGTTGAAACTGAAAAAAGCAACGATACAATCTCTGAAGTTGAAGAAAGAATCAACTCATTGTCAGATGATAATTGCGAAGTATCAGTTATCGATGAGATAAAATTAGATGGAGCTAAAATGTATATCTATAAATTTAATGACTGTCTGGAGGCTTCAGCTATTATATATGACGACGGAACATTGTTCCATTTAAGGGATTGGCAGGGAGGATGCCCACACTCCGCAGAGGAGATTGAAGATTATGACTGGATAACGGAAGATGGACAGATGGCAGTGATACTTGATGGCATGCCTAAAATTTTAAAATGATATTTATTAAATAAAAAATTATGAAAACAATCATAGAAAAAACAGTAGAAGGCTTTGAGAATGCGATAATCAGTGAGAATGAAGAAAGCTGGTTTGTTGACCTCCGTACAGGTTTGGGAGAGGCTGAATACCCTAAATGCGACTTTACATTAGACCAAGCTATTGAAGATTTAATTAATTGGAAAATGGAATGATGATACGGGAAACAGTCAAAGAGGCAATGAAGCTCCGCAATGTCAAATCAAAGGATCTTGCGGAGCATGTAGAAGTAACAAAGAGTACCATGTCCTTGTTTCTTAACGGAAAAACGAATTTAGGACAAGAGAAGATTGAAAAGATCCTGGACTTTTTGAATATAAAGCTAGTAATAACTCAGTAAGATGGAAATAAGAGGTACAATATTTAGAAGTATTGATTTAACTCCAGTAATTGAAAATGGCAAGAATGTTGGATATACTGCTTCAAATATAAGTTTTTTTTTCCGAAACAATATTTGATTACGCAACAATGACCAATCGTTATATCGGGCCTCAATATTTAACCTTTTCAAGCAAGGTTAATGCGGTTGATGATATTCAGGCGGGTGATAGTGTTGATGTCTGTCAA